GGCGCCTTACGGCGTGGGGGTTCAAGTCCCTTCTCCCGCACCAACTTTATTGCACCTTTTGAGGTGCTATTTTTTTTGCCTAAAAATGTTATAATAAATGAGATATAACAAATAGCGTATAAAATACCTTAATTAAAGCACTTTTATATATCAACGGCAAAAATTCGGCAAAAATAATTAGCCAAAAATATTGGCAACTTTATCGGCTGCCTTTAATCGCATATCATCTGAAAAATGAACGTATGTTTTTAATACAGTTGGTAGACTATCACCAAGTAAAGCCGATACTGTTTTAATATCTACGCCGTTTGATAATAATTTAGTTGCGTATGTATGGCGTAGATCATGAATGGAGTTATCCGGTAAGAAACTTTTCATAATTTGCGATGCGCCCCAGCTACTACTAATTCTATTATTAAAAAGGCGGCCAGTTGAATATGTTCCTTTGTAATCTTTCAATATTCTTGCTAATACTGGCGGTATAGGTAGTTGCCGATAGCTATTTTTTGATTTAAGCGGTTTTAACGCATATTTATTGTAATCAATAGCGCCAAATTGCTGCACTACATTAATTGTATTACTATCTAAATCAACATTTTCCCAAGTTAGGCCGATAATTTCGCCATATCTCATGCCGGTATAGGCAGCAATGGAAAATATGACATAGTATTTATAGTTTCTATCCTTTACCGCGTTTAAAAATGTTTCTATTTCTATATCTGATAACGCCTTTATTTTAATAGGCTTATTATTTTTAAAACGTGGTATAACTTTTAATTCGTTTATAGGAATTATTTTATATTGGTATACCGCATAACTAAATAAACGCTGAATTATGCCCAAGGCAAGGTTTTTGGAAGCCGTTGCATATGTTGTATCATTTAATATACGTTTCACTTGATACGGCGTAATATTCGCAATTTTTTCGCCAAATATAGGTTTAAATATATCAAACGTACGAACATAAGCGCGGTATGTATTAAATGCGCGCGGCTTGTTTTCTCTAATATAAATGTTAAAAAAATCAATAAGAGTTATATTTCTAAGACTATCATCGGTTGCGGTGATAGTCTTTTTTAGTTTATCAATGATCGTTTGCGCGTGGATTTTTGCCGCCTTTTGTGTTTCAAAACCCTGTTTAGATTTCTGGCGCCAGCGGTTGCCGTCCTTGTATGAAACGATACATTGATACCCTTTATCCTTTTTTCTTATGGTTATATTGCATTGCATCATCTAATTCCTTTAATGAATAACTTGCTATGTAATGAGCGCCAACAGTTAGGGCAACTATTAAAAGTAACAAAATATATCGGTGTTCTTCCCAAGACATAAGGCCTAATATCATACCAATAATAAGGTACAGAATACTTTGATAAAAGGCTACGTTAATTGCATCTTTTTTACTCATGGTAAACCCCTTTATTTAACAATATATGCGCGAATGTATCCGCATCATGTTCTAGCTTTACGCGTAAATCCACATCTATTTCCTTAAATAAATCATAATCCTTATGAAGGAATATATGCCCTAATTGATGAGCCAACGCCATGCGCTGCTGGCGCCTACTTAACCGGCTATTTATAATAATAGCCTTTTTTATCTCCGGTTTTATCTGTATACCGCTAACGCAAGCCGGCAATGGTTTATATATAACTTTAATATCTAATTTACTTGCTATGTGGCGCGGTTCGTTTGAGCCGTGCGAATTAATCAAATCTAAGACAAAAGAACACATATTGAACATGCTAACAATTCCCCTTGAATATATTAATCGTCTAATACCGCTTTTAATACTTTGGATATTTTGGCCTTTTGTGATGCAGTCAATTCGCGATCACCATAATAACAAATCAAGGCATTATCCGTAATTTTCTTTAAATCAATAGAATTTTCTTGCTTTTTGACTTTAGGCGCTCCCTCTACGCCGTCAGTAAAATAACCTATTGGAACACCGAAATATTCCGATAATATTTTAATATTTTTTAAACTAGGATTGCTTTCTCCTTTCTTCCAACGTGAAAATGCACTTTGCGGAATTTTGGTATCTTTTGAAATTTGATATGCTGATACGCCTGTTTTTCGCATTAATTCCTCGATTTTGTTGTATAGCATAATGTACCTCGCTAAATATAAACAGACTATTTAACATTTTTAAAAAGTGTTTACTAGACTACTTACTAAAACGGAAGTACAATATAGCCATAAGGTACTTATGAAATCGTAAGTGTCTTGAAGTTTTGATATAGCAAGTGTGGCGTCGAAAATCATCACTTGCTATATCGCAAGTATACCATTTTAGAAAGCGGGGTGTAAACCATAAAAACAGTAACAAAAAATGTTTTTAAACTCATGGATAGCAATGGTGTTACCGCTTATAAACTATCCAAAGAAACGGGAATTTCCGAAAGTGTTATTTCCCGTTGGCGTAGTGGTGAACAATCGCCAAGCCTTAGCAGCCTTGTAAAGGTCGCACATTTCTTTAATTGTGGTTTGTCGGAATTGATGAAAGGAAGCGAATTATGAAACTAACGTATACCGTGGAAGAAGTTGCCGAAGTTTTGGGCGTTTCTAAATCGTCGGTATACAACTTGCGCAATGCTGGCACAATTCACCAGCTAACAAAATTACCGGGCGTTTTGTTTTCGGCAGTTGAAATACAAAGTATCGCCGGACTAGAAACCGAAATAAATGCGGTTAATTATCGGGCGTTAAAAGCAGAAAATGAAGAATTGGCGAAAGAAAACGCAAAACTAAAAAACAGTATAAAAAAAATCACCAGCAATGTACTGGAGATTACGGGGGAATTTGTCAATGACTAGCATTATGAAAATTGTAGGTTTTGTATTGTTGTTAGGTACGCCGGGATCATTGGAGATTGACGTATTAACATTCTATGAAGCAATGTTGCAAGGCCTATTAGGTGTAACACTGCTATATAGTGGCATCTATATTGATAAATTAAAAAAGGCCCAATAGTAACGGGAATTACTAAAGGGCAGATGCGAAAAGTGAGTTTTAAATAAGCATCTTAACTATATCATACATGATAGTTGGTTAAGGTGGCAAGGTGAAAAATGGATAAAGAAAACGTGATTAATTTATTAGAACGTTTTGAAGGAATTGAAATAGAAAAAGGTATAAATCACCCAAATATAACAATGACTTTGGAAATAACGGCGAATTCTTACGGAAGGTTTGAACACTATATTTATGCAAAAGATAATAGCACAGATATATCCCTTTTGTGTCATATTAAAGGATTTCCCAAATTAACAAACACGACGGAAATAGAAGCGTTTGAAGATATTGTAAAGGTGTTAGAGGTGGCAAAAGATGAGCAGCATTTATACGTTGAATAAAGATTATGCAGAATTATCCGCAATGCTTGAAACGGCAGAAACGCCGGAAGAAATCGAAGCAATTCAAAACACATTAGAAATGCTTGATCTATCAATCGAAGAAAAGATAGAAAACACGGCAAAATACATGATTAATGTTGAAGCTGACATACAAGGAATTAAGGCCGAAATTGATAGATTGAACAAAGTCAAAAAATCAAAAGAAAGCACTATTGAAACCTTGAAAAATAACATTGAATATTCGATGAAACAAAAAGGCATTGAAAAATTGGAAGTTGGAACCTTTAAAGCTGGTTACCGCAAAAGCGAAAGTGTTGAAATTATCAACCTTGATGTAATTCCAGCAGATTTTACAAAGGTTGAAATTAAAGCCGATAAAACGGCAATTAAAAAGGCGATTAAAGCCGGCGAAGTGGTAGAGGGTGCAGAAATTAAAGTAAACCAAAATTTCTATATTAAGTAGGCGGTGAAACATGGAATTTAGAACACTAAAAGCGAATGAAATAGATTGCCGTATTCAGTCGCTAAACGAAAAGAATGGAAACGTAGGCGCGGTAGTGCTTCTATATAAAGATGCACGCGTTGACATGCGACTACTTGATGAAGTTGTAGGTGCATTAAATTGGAAACGGGAACATACGATCATTGGCGATAGATTATACTGCACAGTTTCAATCTTTAACGAACATACTGGCGAATGGGTTGGGAAGTCCGATGTAGGTACTGAAAGCAATACCGAAAAGGAAAAAGGCCAAGCATCTGATAGTTTCAAGCGTGCATGCTTTAACTGGGGTATCGGTAGGGAATTATACTCCGCACCTTTTACTTATATCAATTTGCAAAAAGGCGAATGGTACACAGGAAAAGACGGAAAGCCTAAATCATACGCAAAATTTACGGTTAAAGAAATTGAATATGACGAAAATCGTAATATCAGCAAATTAACCATAGTCGATAGTAAAGGAAACGTGCGTTTTACAATGGGTGGCAATGCAGCACCAGCGGCAGCAACTAAACCAAAAGAAACGCACGTTAAAGGATACGATGAATTTGTAGCGTTGCAAAAATCTAAAAAAGTACCGCCGGCAGAAATCACAAAGTATATTGCGGCTGAATTTAAGAAACCACGCCTTGCGATGTTAGATGCATTTGAAATGGTGGCCGCCCTTGAATGGTTAAAAAACTATGGGGAAAAAGAGGAAAACAAAGGCTTTACCTTATACGACAATGACGAAAAAGCATTGTTGCATGAAGATGCTGGAGACCGCATTTAATGAAATGGGTAACAAAAGGAATTGCGGTTGTTAAAACGTTAGGTTATAACATTCTAATTCCAGCGCCGAAAGATGAAGAAATCAACAAAATTGATGAAAATTCAGAATATACGGTAACACTAACAAAGAAATCTAAAAAGCGTTCTTTAAATGCTAACGCCTACGCATGGGTTCTATGCGATAAGATAGCGCGGGAACTTTCAAAGAACGCCTATATCTCGAAAAATGACGTGTATAAGCGTGTTTTGATTGAAAGCGGTACATTTACCTATCTACCAATTAAAAACGATGCTACAGGGCGATTTATTGAAATTTGGCACGGCCACGGGTTAGGCTGGTACGCTGAAGATGCCGGCCCAGCTAAAACGGAAGGTTATACAATCGTTCGCGCCTATCATGGCAGCAGCGTTTATACGGTAGATGAAATGCGGCGTTTGATTGATGCGCTTGTTGATGAGTGCAGCCAATTAAATATACAGATTGAAGATAACGATTATATCAATTCACTTGTAAGGGAATGGGGCAATGAACAAACGAAAGAAACAGGATAATGTATTGTACGCCAGAACCAGAAAATGGGCGTACGAAAGAGATGAGGGCCTATGTGTACTATGTGGCGCAATGGCAACCGAAGTGCATCATATAGAGTTTAGATCACATGGCGGTTTATCAAATTTAAGTAATCTTGCTTGCCTTTGTAGAGATTGCCATACAAAAGCACATGGCGTAGATGCTAAACAAATAAGGGAAGTTTTAAAGGAACGAAACAAGGGGGTTACATGGCAGAACGAAGAATGATGTCAAAATCAATCATCAAGTCTGATACATTCCTAGACATGCCGGCAACTACACAAAACCTATACTTTCATATGCTGCTTGATGCTGACGATGACGGTTTTATCAATGCCCCAAAGTCAATTATGCGAATGATTGGGGCAAAAGATGACGATATGAAAGTACTCGCTGCAAAACAGTTTGTTATACCGTTTGAAAGTGGCGTTGTAGTTATCAAAGATTGGAAAATTCATAACTACATTCAGAACGATAGATACAAGCCAAGCACATTGCCAGAACGTGATTTACTCAATATTCAAAAGGATAAAACGTACACGTTAAAAAGCGATGTATCCAGAATGGATACAGAATGTATACAAACTGTATCCATAGGTAAGGTTAGGTTAGGAAAGGATAGGATAGGTAAGGATAGGGTAGGTAAGGATAGTATAGATACATTATGTCATGTTACACATGACGATGTGGATAAATCTCATATTGAAATTATCGAATATCTTAATCTTAAAACCGGTTCAAAATTTAAGGCAACAACAAAACCATATATCCAAGCAATACGATCACGCTTGAAAGAAGGTTATACCGTTGATGATTTTAAAACGGTGATTGATAAAAAATGCCGTGAATGGAAAGGTACAAAGCTAGAAAAGTATTTAACGCCAAAAACGTTATTTGCGCCAAGTCATTTTGATACATATCTTAATTCAAATGAAATGGCAGCCATGACGGATACAGAAAGAAAGGTTGCAGAATTAAACGCGTTAATTGATGCGGTGGAAGGGGGAACAAATGAAGCCGGAAACGTTGAAAGCTACGGGCCAACTATTGATATATGACAAATTCGATAGTGCGAAAGTTAAAATGTACGCCTACATGTTAGAGGATATCAACCCGGTAACATTGGCGGAAGCTATCAAACAATGTATCAATACGTGCGAATTCGTTCCAGCCGTTGCAACTATCCGAAAGAAGGCCGAAGAAATTTCTGGATATGTAAACGGCAAAGAAGAACGATTGATTGCGCAAGATGCATGGGAAGTGGTGAGAAAGAAAGCCAGCCAAGTAGGCTATGAAAAAGGCCTTGATGAGTTGGAAGGTATAACAAGGCTTGCGGCAAAAACTGTATGGCGTTTCTTTGATCCACGTAATAGCCAAAGTTATAACGAAAGCGCTGCAATGAGCCAGTTTTGTAAAGCATATGAGCAGCTGGCAGCACGTGAACAAAAGAACATGGAAATAGCTGCCAGCATCAAAAGTAATGGCCTGTTAATGGAAGCGCGTAAACGTGCAGAACTTAACATGCCACAGAAAACAGAAATTAAGATGCTAGATAACGGCCATTTGGTTGAAGTCGAAAAGTACGAAGCCGTAGACCTTAAAAGCATGGTTGAAAAAGCCGATATATCCGAAGAAGGAAAGGCGTTGATTTTAGGGGTGATGAAATGAACAAGAAATATAATTTATTCCCAAAATTAATCGAATGTAGGGAATTGTTAAGGTATACACAATCAGACATGGCGTCTATTGCCGGTGTATCACCAGAAACATACAAGAAACATGAACGCGGGTTATTTGATTTTAGACTAACGGAAATGCTTGCCATTCAAGAAAACGTTAACGATGAACTACAAACAAATTTAACGCTTGATGAATTGTTTAGAATGGAAAAAATCGTTTAAATGCGTTGTATGGAAGTTTTAAAACCTTAACGATAAATCGTAAGGGCGAAATAGTAGAAGGGGCAAAATGAGCGGATTTGCCCTATAGAATTAGAAAATAGAAAGGGAATTATATTATGAATAGTGTTCAGTTATTAGGAAATCTTGCACGTGATCCGGAAGTACGTTATACACAAACAGGCCGAGCGGTTGCAACATTCACAGTAGCAGCCAGCAATACATATATTGATAGCGCTACAAATGAAACGAAAGAACAAACGGCGTTCGTGAATTGTGTTGCATGGGGCAAGCTGGGCGAAGCAGTAGGCAACTATAGAAAGGGAAACCGCTTATTTGTAGAGGGCCGAATTCAAACAAGAAGCTATGAAACGCAAGAGGGCCAAAAGAAATACGTAACGGAAGTTATTGCAAGTTTCGTAGGCGTATCCGCGTTAAATGATGCGGCAACAGAAAGCAACTTTGATAATTTTGCAGATGATAAAGGGAACGATGAAAACATTCCGTTCTAATAGGTGGCGAAAATGTTAGTTAAGAACGATAAAGAGTGGTGCTGGTGTTTAGGCGAACATGTAGGTTATCCGCAAAAAAGCATTGAAGATGCCGTGAAAGAATTTAAAGAATTTAACAAAGAATACCAGTTTGTGGAGCCGCGACTCGTTAAAGTTGGAAACCCTTATTATTATATTCCTACTGTTGATGCGGAGCGTGTTATCAATGACATTATTGATTATGATCTTGATGATGAAATAGCAGAATATTCGGAAGATTATTTGTTACATGTAGAACTGAAACAAATTGACGTTTTACAAGAAAAATTAACGAAGGCGTTTCGTGAATGGGAAGAACAAAACGGATATAAAAATACATCGTTTGTTATTCTTGAAACTATTAACCCTTTTAAAAACAAGGAATAAAGAAATGAAATTACCATGTAAGGGTTGTGAGTATAGGGTGTTAGGCTGCCATAGTACATGCGCGGTCTACATCAAATACAGTACCAACAGAAAAAAAGAAATAGAAACCCGTGATATACGGGGCGATGTGTACGGGTATGTAAAGGATAGCAACAACCGCATCAAGCGGCGTATGGGTAAATGTTAGGAAGGTAAAAATGACGTATATAGAAAACTGGCTTGCGCTAGGTGCTTGCATATACAGTAGGAAAACCGCAGATGCAGCATTGGCCGCGCTAGGGTTAAGGAAAGAAATAAAACGAAAACCGGTATACCCAGAAATTGAAGCAAGTGCGCTGGCCGCCTTGCGTGAGAAAGGTTTGAGCGTGCGGCAAATTGCTGGTATATACGGCGTATCGTATACATTTGTTAGAAATCGCCTGTTAGCTGCTGGGGTGAACCTTGAAAGAAGGCGACAATGAAAGAAGCGTTGATAAAAGGAACTAAAAGCGACGAATGGTATACGCCTATAGAAACCGTTAAAACAATGCTTAATGTATTCCCGCCAAAGGCTGGCGATAAAATTTTATTGCCGTTCGATACAGATAAAAGCAATTTTACAAAAATTGTTACACGCGATTATGATCCGTTAGCTATATACGGCATCAATGATTTTTTAACTAAAGATTATGAATTTGATTACTTAATAACTAACCCGCCGTATAGTAACAAAGATGAAATTATAGCGCGATGCATCGAAACTGGCCGCCCGTGTGTACTGGTACTGCCTATAGATACACTGGGGGGGGGTACAAAGGCATAAATTATTTAGTAAGACGAATATAAGCGTATATGTACCAACTAAGCGCATTAAATTCATAAGTGAAACAGGGGAGCATACAAAATCGCCGGCACATCATAGCATTATCATGCTAATAAATGCGCCTAAGAATGAAATTATCTATGAATATCAAAGGTGAATTGACAAATGAGCGTAAAGGTAGACATGGGGAACGGTAGAGTTTTTACATGTGAGCAACTAGCCAGCGCATAAACGCTGGCTATTGAAAACATGATTTTGAAACCAAAAGTAACGCAAGATAGATTTTTAATTACGGTTGAATACAAATATCATAAGGACGGCAAAACGAAACGATTACGGCAAGCACTTTCCAAAATGGTAATGGAAGCATTTAACGGAACGCTTGAAGTGTACACATACCAAGTACGCCGACAAATAAGGGAAATTATTGTAAAAGGGGAATTATACGATGAAGAATGAGCAAAAATGGTTATTGCAAGAAATGTATAACGAAGGTTATCGAGATATTAAGATTGAAGGCGTTTATGCGTTCTTCGTAAATCCTACGTTTATTGAAAACGGCGGGAATTTCAAGATACGCGATCATACCCCGAGAATTCCATGCAAGGTGCTGGGGTTAAATCCTAATATTCGTAAATATTCTATTGCAGCGCTATTGGGTATTGTTGAATGGGAAAAGGTGCCGATTGATACGCCTATAGTTGTGCAAACAAATGTAATGAAATTAAAGCGATATTTTGCCGGATATAAACCCGGAAAGGTTCGTTATTATGGCGGTGGTTTGACTAGCTGGAGCAGCAATAACGGTGAAATGGGAATTGAAGAAATTAATTGCGATAGGGTTGATTTAGCGGAAAGATTAACGGTGGTTCCTTATGAGCTTGATTGACATTACATTAAAAGGCCGGCCAGCAACTAAAAAGAATAGCGGGCGCATCGTATTCAAGAATGGGAAACGCATTATAATTCCGTCGGAAGCATACGAAAATTATGAAGACGCTTGCTTATGGCAACTGGCTGGCAAAAAACTGGCTGGCGAGAAACTGCATATATCTGGCATTATCGTTGTTGAATGTAAATACTATCTACAGAATAAAAGAAGTTGGCCGGATTTAATCGGGTTACTACAGGCGACTAGCGATATATTAACAAAAGCCAAAGTAATCGACGATGATAAATGGATATGTTCATATGGCGATAGCTGCATCGCTGGTATTGATAAAGATAACCCAAGGGCAGAAATACGAATTATGGATAGAAAAAATAAAGTATTGGAAGCGTTATTGAAATGAGGGGCAATAAATGGAACTACTAAACAGGATTAAACGCATATTTGGATATAAACGATATAATGCGGACGTTATTAAAATTAAGCGATGCATGCCGGGTGTATTATTGCCAAAGGTTGGCAGCGTAGATGCTGCCGGTATGGATTTTTATCAACCGGAAGGCGTAGTAATAGAACCGCATCAAACGCAATATGTAACGCTGGGTTTAGCGGTAGAAATTCCAAAGGGGTATATGTTTATGCTGGCGCCACGATCTAGCATGAGCAAAACGCCGTTAATTATTCCGAACTCATTCGGGGTGATTGATGCGGACTATAGGGGCGAAATTAAAGCTATTCTACACAATACCAGCGATACGCCTTATTTAATCCAAAAGGGCGATAGATTAGTACAGGGAATTATGGTACCAGTTGGCGCGTTAAAGTTATTAGAGGTTGCACAGTTAACCGAAACGGCGCGCGGTACCAGTGGTATTGGCAGCACAGGTAAATAACCATGATTAAATTATTATTTGATGCTGCATTGATGTTTTCGCTAGTGATAGCATTAATAAAATTAGTATCAGTATTTACGATGTAGTGGATAAGGGGCAATATAAACGCCCCTTTGATACAAATAGGCGAAAGGGGAAATGTGTAATGCCTATTATTGATCCGATGTATTTGTACTTGATTGAGGTACTACATAATATTGACGTAATTAATCAAGGATTGTTTATTATACTAACGGTTGTAATATGTGGATTTTGCGCTATATGGCTTGCAGATGATGAAGTAAGGGAACTATCTAAGCCACATAAAAAGAAAGTTATTGCGTTATGCATTGCGTTTGTAATTAGCGCATTAATAGCGGTTTTAGTACCTACAAAAGATGCAATGTATAAAATGCTATTGGCGCATTATGTAACAACTGACAATATCCAAATAGTGAATGATGCTATCAAAGGCAATTTACAGGACTATTTAAACATGTTAGGGGAAACGGTTAAGAATTTACGATAATTAACCATACAGGGGGATAAATGACAGATAAAGAATATAGAGAGATAGGCAAGGAATTCCTAGAACCGATTAAATTAATCTCAATGAAAATTAAATCATTGAAAGAAGATCTAAAGCATTTGCAATCCGATATAACAACGATTGGGGCCGTTGATTATAGCAAGGAACGTTTAAGCGGTGGCGGAACGCCGGGCGGGGTAGACCGTCAAATAGTACGCCTTGAAAGTAAACGCGATGCCGTACATAAAGAAATAGGTGCGTTAATTGATGAACGCGAAACGGCGGCGGAAATCATCAATCAATGCACCACAGGGAAAACCAATATATTATTAATGCGTGAGTATATAGACGGCGAAAGCGCGAAATATGCTAAGAGTTTCACCAATTTAGGAAAAACGCAAGCCAGCGAATTAAAAAGGTTAGGCCTTATTAATGTAGGTAAATTTTTACATGAAACGTATTACCCTAGCATGTATACTGCTAAGACGGTAAAAGTCGAACTATGCCGAACTACATCGGAATAGTACGGAAAAACCATATATAGTATAATTATATTGTCAAATGATGCTTAAAAGGTCATTGGCGTAATTCTCCTATATGAACACAATGCACAGGGGAACTTTGGGCCGTTCCCCTATTGTGTATTGTAAACCGATACCGATAAAATAGAATTCCTTTCAAACAAACACAATGCCATTGAGAACAATCCTATCAATATAAATATGTACTACCAAGCACAACAACAATAAGCATAATAAACCTAATTTCATGTGATCCATATCGGTATTGGTTTAGAGTACACATATAAGCATTGAAAACTGGGGCTATTCGGTTTCCTAGGAACTAGGCCATAGGCCTACGCCGTTGAGAGTGCGGCGGTATGGCCTCGGTTTTGAGTGTTTAATACAATGAAAATGAATAAAGTAATCAGAATATGAGGTATATCCACGGCGATATATCTCATTTTTTGTATAAAAGTAACATTTGATTATTGAAAACTGAACATAATGCACATTGTTTTTATTTTAAGAGATATCACCTTTCATAGTTTCCAGTGATCTTTTAGTGCGGCGTGTTCGTTTTTGAGTAATAAAAAAAGCCGCCCTGTGTAGGCGGCCTTTGTTGTTTGTTATTCGAAATAGTGGCAAGCGATAATTTCATTTGTGTTATTGTCGATTAATTGCCATTCAAAACTGAAACTCATTGTACTGATGAAATCGGAAGCATCTGTTTTGTTTTCAAATTTCCATGTGTTGTTAGTGTTTACATCTTTAAGTGTTAGCATTGTAAATTCTCCTTTTTGAATACTTGCGTTTTTTGATGTATCTTATGGCTTAATTATACTTGCGTTTTCGCAAGTAGTCAATAGGGAAATTAAAAATTTTTCAAAAAGTTTGTAAAGGTGGTGAAAAGCTAGTGAATATAATATGTACAAAATCAAAATGCCTTAATAATAAAGGCGGCCAATGTACGGCCAATGAAATATACTATGACGGATTATGCCAAACATATTGCACTAGCCAGCACGCATCTAAACAAGTAGCCGGAATTTGTACGCGGTCACATGGCAGAATGAAAAGCAAAGATAACAACATACTACGATAGGGGGTGAAACAATGGCGAAAACTACATATAAGGACTGGGAAGCAGAAGAAAAGATTTTGCTTTTACAAGGCTGGGCGCGCAACGGTTTAACAAATGAACAGATTGCAAGCAATATGGATATTGTTGTTTCTACCTTATGGGAATGGCGTAAGAAGTCGCCCAAAATATCGAACGCCCTAAAAATAGGCAAGGACGAAGCGGATATACAAGTTGAAAACGCACTTTATAAAGCGGCGTTGGAAGGTAATACAACGGCCATGATTTTCTGGCTTAAAAATCGACGTTCTAAAGAATGGCGCGATAAGATACAACAGGAAATCACAACGGAAAGCGCCGTTAAGTTGGTTATTGATAATAATGAATTGAGTGAACCAGATGAGTAAAACAAATCTGTTTCGCGATGTGATACGGCCAACTGCTAAGCAAAAAGAATTCTTGCGGGCAGTAAAGCAAAACATATATACACTATATGGCGGTGCTGCTGGTGGTGGTAAATCGTATATACTCCGCTGGGGTTTGGTATGGCTGCTTATTGACTG